CTTATAGAACCGATATCTTCATTTGATGAAGACAGCATTGACAACTGTGCCATAATTTTTCGTCTTGTTATGTCCTCCACTATCTGACGATAGAACATGAAGTTGTATTCAGATTGCATTTGTGCAAGCTCTGATATGGGTAAGCCTGTAATCTTGCTTATGCTTAATGCATTCTTACCCTCCCTTATTAAGCGAAATACTTGTGCGTAGTTCGGGAAGTCTTCATCGGTAAACTGTGAAATGTCATCTAAGTTCTGTTCAAGTAGCCAGCTTCCTAACAATATTCTTTGTTCTTCCATACCTCACTCCCTTAACCATATTTCTTTCTTTGCTGTACAGTTTCTTTCGCATCCTCCTGCTTAACCGGGTAAATGCTTGTCCACCCATTTACAATGGATTGCTCCAGGATTTCTATTTGCTCTGCTGTGTCACTAGATAAACCCATAAGTTTTTTCAGCAACAGTTCTATCGCCCTATCAGTCATTGGTTTTTTTATTTTTTTACGAAAATCTATAAAAGCAATCACCGCATCATTAAGTGCTTTTGGCTCTATATATATATTCTTATTATTCTTATCATTCTTGTTAGGTGTTAGGTCTTTGTTAGCTCTTTGTTGGGTCTTTGTTAGGTCTTTGTTAGCATCTTTGTTAGTTTTCACTTCTGAATCTTGCCATTTACTGTAATTTTCAATGGTTATAAGCCTTCCTGTCTTTGTTGATTCGTTTGTTAGAAATCCAAGTTTTTCAAATCGTGTTAATGCGGTTCTGACGTTTTGTGTTGTCACTCCTTTACCACATTCATCCCTTATACTGGCTAGGCTTGTTACCACTTGTCCCCTATCAACATCAAATGTTTCGCCCTTCCATTCCCATTTTTTTTGCTGATGGTTGACCATTTCTAACAATGCTACTAGTACACATTTTTGCTCAGGTGTAGAGTTAAGCCATATAGGATGTTCAAACAATCTTCTCCATACTTTTATGTAACCTTCTCTCCCCATAATTGCTTTAACCTTTCTATTTCTGCAGGTGTTAATGTTGTGATTTTCAAGTTCTCAGCTTCATCAACTATGTAATCTATTAACGCCTGCATTTCCTCTTTGTTGTACACTGAACTTCCTGTGTACAACCTTACTATCGACTGATTACTGCCTTGATAAACTACTTCTCCAAACCAGCCTATACCATTTTTTCCCCAGCCTTTTAAAAGAGGTTCTACAGCCTCAGGAATCATTGATACATCGTTCCATACACCTACATGTTTTACAGCTTGCTTGTAGACTTCTTCCTTGGTTGCTCTTATCTTTTTCGCTATCTTATCGCACAAGTGCCACATGTAATTGTTGGCATTGAGAGACTTTGTTTTAGGCTTTTTAACCGACATTACATATCCGTCAAGGATTTGTCCGTCTAATTTACAAAACTCGCTGAAATCGGTGTTTTTTGGTATTTGGAAGTAAATTACTGGCAGATTTGGTGGAGTGAAAACCACCTTGCATTGTCTGATGTTTATTTCCATTACAGATAACTCCTTCCAAATTCTTCAATGAAATCCTCTCTGCTACCGTGGTGCTGCTCATAGTGTTTCTGACACACCTGCTTCAGCTTTAAATCAAGCTGTTGCCAGTGGTCATCCGCTAATACACCATTTGGATGATATATATTCATTAGCGGTGCTATATACCCGTATTTCTCGCACTTGCTTCGGTTAAACCCACCAAACACATGATGTCTTTCTATCTTCGGATATGCTGTGTATTCAGGATCTTCATATCCTGATACAATGCACTTATTCATGTTAGTTGTGAATATGCTCCACAGTTTACTCATTGAGGCACCTTCCCCCTTTTCAAATATCTTCTTAGCTGTTTTAAGTTTGGTAACCACTCCTCTTTAGTGAAGTGTTTATCATATTCCACCTCATGGAGCTTTATTCTTTGCGGGTCAATTTCGATTTCATCAGGTTCTTTGTAATACTCCTCAGGATTAAGTGCATAACTGACAATGTATAGTTTCTTAAATGGCGGCAACCCTAATTCCTCTGCCATTTTCTTATAAGTCCACATTTCAACCTGTGCCTGTCTCCAGTACACTTTTGAAACTTCAAACTCTTTGTCAGCTTTATGCGTTTTAACCTCATATATGATTCCGTCAAAATCGCCGTCATAGTTTACTCGTAACAGCAAATCTTCTATCTTGATTTGTCTGTCGAGGTTCATTTTTTCGTTTATGGTGAGCAGTATTGGATGTTCATATTTATCGCCAGCTTCGGTATAGATGCTCCCACCAAACTCCGACTCTTGTTCGCCCATTTTGACCGCCCACCATTGCAGCCATGTTTTCGTTTTTCTGTTCTTTGCTATTACTTTGCTGGTGTCCGATGCTCCGAACCAGCCACTTCTATCAGTATTCTTTATCATTTAGTTTTGCCGTAAACTCCACATTCATCTATTTGTTTTCCAGCCAATCAATCCAAGCACATAACTGGTCCATAGTCATTTCCTCAAGACTTCCTACATTGGTTTTTTCGCATAAGTTTGAAACTACAAATCTCTTTTCGTCACAAAGTTCAACGACCATTTCTATTAGATCATCTTTCCTTGGTTCTTTTTTCGGTTTAGCTTTAGATGAAGATGAATTGTACTCTCTTTTCGTGTCGTTATACTTAGTGTTGTCACTTTGCCAGTAAACATCAGCACCCACACCAAGTGCTTTACAAGCAACTGATATAGCATCAGTAAGAGCCATTTTGTAACATTCATCATTTACATAAAGACCACTTCTTTCGGATGCAACAAGCATTGAACCACCTATTCCCGGAATTGGTTCTGACCATTCACCATTCACCTTGATATAAAGGTCGATTTGTACATTTGCAGTAATTTCGTCTTTGGCCATACATGTTTCAATCCATTTGTTTTGTATTGAATATTTCCAACCTATCCCACAAGGTCCAAATTCCTCTGTAAGGCATTTAATTCTCCACATTGGATTAATGTCTGTCATTCCTTTAAGCCTTCCACCTTTTATTTCTTTCTTGGCTTCCTGTGGAACTTCTCTAACTTTGTTGTATATTTCAAGATTATTCGTTGCATATTTTTCTTCCATTAGCAGTTTCATCTCCTTTTAAAAGTCTATCCTTTAACTCTTTAACTTCTCTCGTAAGGTCGTAATTTTTTAAACTAAGTTCTGTATTGCTCTTTTCCAGTGCCTCACATTTACACTTGTATGTAGTGAGGTCTGTTATAAGGTCTCTGTATTCTTCCTTAGTTAGCAGTACTGGTGTATCAGGGTATTTTCTATCCATATTTCCTCCTTTACCAACCGAAATGATTGGCTATTATATCTTCAAACTCACTGTCTTCTAGTTCGAGGTTTTCCTGTAACTCTTTAAGTGCCACCTTTACTGCTCCGTAACAATCATCACAGAAATCCTGGTATGTTGGCTGTCCACACGTGCAGTATTTAGCTTCTATAAAATCTTCCGAACCGCAATGAGGGCATGTAAGAGGAATGTAACCAGTTTCTCTTTCCATTCTTCCCTTATAAGGTTCTTCTGCGTAGTTCTTACATTCATTGCAATATATCATTTCACCGCCCTCCATAACGCTACGTTCCTATCTGTTATCGGGTCATATCTTTTGCCCGTAACCTCTATTAAGCCTTTAGCCTTAAGTTCTGTGAGTCTTGGCTTAACAGCATTAAGGTCTGTGTATTTCATACCGTATGCAATCTGCCTTGCTGTCATTTCTTTAACATTATTCTTCCTTTCCTAACATCGGCTCAACCGCCAAGTATAAACTTAACCCTGCTGCTGTAATCAGCATCCATGTAATAAGTGCGTTCATCTTACTACCCTTTCCATTAACCTTTCTGCGACATCACTTATGAAGTATTTAGGTCTACCGTTAATCTCTATGGCATCTACACCTGTTAGTAACTCAGATGTTTTTTTATGCCCGAATCCTAAATATACTTCAAGCTGAGAGCAACTTATAACACCTGCTCCTTTACAATGTTGCGTTAGCTGTCTTACAAGTTGTTTCTTGTCCATCTTTCTTCCCTTTACTGCTGTGCCCTCTTTGGAACTGCCATGTAATCAACGGATTAGCGGGTGTTGTTTGTGAATCAGCAAAATATATTTCTTAGGAGGTGACATGAGAAATTATGTTATTTGGCAGTTCCAAGCAAGGCACAGCTTTTATCTTTATTTACTTTTACTTCTCTTGATTAAAGTCGTTACTTCTAAATCAAGTGCAGTGGCAACCTTTTCTAAGGTGTCTAACTTCGGGGAACTTCTTTTCCATTTATCAACAGTTCCGTTACCCACTCCAGCTTTCGCCTCTAGTTGCCTTATACTCAGGCTTCTTTTGTTAGCCTCATTGACTATTGTTTCGTACAAGGTATCACTCCTCTCTTTTGTTAATTACGGAAAATTTTGCGCTAAACTCTTGACATTATGTAGAAAATATTCTATTATTTAATACACGCACTTAATACATAAAAATTTCTATATAATTATCAGATTTGCGGAAAACTTTCCACCTCACATTTATTATTATACAGAAAGTTGTCCGTATGTCAATACTTTTTTGTGGAAAAGTTTCCACATTTTTTAGGAGGCAACTAATGAATGTTTTAGAAAGAGTGCAGAGACTTTGTAAACAGCAAGGTGTCAGCATTGCTAAATTAGAAAGAGATATTGATTTAAGTAAAGGAGCAGTATATAAATGGAAAAATAGTAATCCTAGTATGGATGTATTAAAGAAACTTTCAGCATACTTTAATGTTCCTGAAGAACTAATAACACATGGAACTTCTGATGAAGAAGAAATATATATAAACGATGTTTTAGAAAATATATTACGTTCACTGGATAATGGTACTGGGCTTTACCCATCAGGCAAGTTACCT